CCGCCGGTCGTCACCATCAATCTGGATGCACAGCTTACCAAGGAGCAGCGTATCGCTTACAAAGCCATGCATACTTTCATGGTGACCGAGGCCAAGGGGCAAAAGATCAGCGCGGTCAACGCAGCCGACAGGATCGGCAAGCTCCGGCAGATTTTATGTGGCAGTATCAAAGACCCGATAACCGGGGAGTATTTGACTTACGACCATGGGCCGCGGCTGGAGGTGCTGAAGGAAGTAATCGACGGCGCGAGCGCCAAGGTGCTGGTCGTCGTGCCCTTCAAAGGCATCATTGAGGCGCTGGACAAGGAGCTGTCAAAGGACTACACTGTTGGAGTTCTGAACGGAGATGTGTCGATCAATGTCCGCAACAGAATTATCTCTGAGTTCAAGAATGGAGTCGACCCGCACCTCCTTCTCTGTCACCCCCGAGTCATGGCCCATGGGCTTAACCTCACTGAGGCTGACACTCTCATATTTTACGCGCCCATCTATTCGAACGACGAGACCCAGCAAGTTGTCGAGCGCTTTAACCGAGTCGGCCAGACTCGCAAGATGACCATTGCGCGCATCGGTGCGCATGCCCTGGAGTGGTCCATTTACGGCCTGATTGACTCAAGGAAAATTTCGCAGGATAGTATCCTGGATTTATATCGACGGACCATAGGAGAAGCCGCGTAATGCCGTTTCCGTTCAAGATCATCAAATCGCCACAAGGGTTTACTCGACGGGACGCAGAAGCGCTTTGTGCAGTGATCAAGTATTACTGGGCCAAACGCCATCGGACAGTCGATACTTATATCGAAGAATTGGCTACTAAAAAAAGTGAGGAAAGCATAGCTAAGACTGCTTATTTTCCGCGATCGAACATGATTAATGGGTTGCCGGAGAGCATGAGGTAAGGAGAGAACGATGGACACCGAAAGAATGACACGCACATTTGTCGCAATCCGCGACGCGCGCAAAGAGAAGAAGAAAGAATTCGAGGCTGAAGATAGAAAGTTAAAAGAACAGCAAGACCTGGTCGGCGGCTTTCTGTTAAAATATCTAAACGACAATAACCAGACCCTAGCACGAACTGAAGGCGGCACCTTCTGGAGAGAGGAAGAAATCATCCCGACCGGCGCAGATTGGACGGCGTTTTACGCCTGGGTCCGTGAGCACGATGCGTTCGAGTTTCTGCACAAGCGCATCACCGCTACTGAAGTGCAGAAGTATATGGAAGAGCACGACGGAGCAATCCCGCCCGGCGTCAGCGTGTTTCGTAAGTACACCGTGAATGTAAGGAGAACATGATGAACGATAAAGAAGTTGAAGTAGGGCAGGTCGTCTATCTTAATAGCGGTTCGCCTGAAATGACCATCGTTATTGTCGATGAGGTCAAAGGAAAAACGATGGTGTCTGTCGTATGGAGCACCCCTACTGAAATATGTCAGGCAGGACCAATCCCTCCGAGCTGCATCACCACCCACAAACCTAAATTCACAACGTAAGGAAATGAAACATGAGTAACGAACTGACCCTCTTCGAGCGACCGGCTGATCTCCCTGCGGAAGTCACAACGTTTCTCGACGAAGAGACCAATATCCCGCCGAAGCAGACCGTCCCATCGCTATCCTACGAAGGCAAGACGTGGACGATCAGCCTGGAGGGAGAGAAAACCAAGCTGATGCGCAAAAATGCCGATGGCGAATCAGAGCCGATCTCGACATTCAGCGTCATCATCCTGGACTGGAACAAGCGTCGTGGACGTTCCTACTATGAGGGCGCGTACGATCCGAACAAGCCGTTGCCGCCGGTGTGTTGGAGCGAGGATGGCGTCAAGCCTCACGACTCCATTACGGACCCGCAGTGCGCGACCTGCGCCAAGTGCCCTATGTCGGTAAAGGGCTCCAAGGTGACGGAGCAAGGCAAGGCTGTGGTTGCCTGTAGTGAGCACCGCATGATCGTCGTCGTGCCGGCGACCAAGCCCGAGTTCCAACCGCTACGTCTTAAGCTGGCACAGACCAGCGACTGGGACGGCCAGAGCCCGGACCAGGAAGCGCAAGGCTGGTACGCCTTCAAGAACTATACCGATATGCTGCGAACGCGCGGCATTATCCACACGGCCGAGATCGTCACCAAGATGAGGTTCGATCCTGACTCCACTTGGCCCAAGGTGATGTTCAAGGCTGACAAGCGCGTGGACACCCCCACGCTGTTCAAGTTGATCCCTGTGATCAAGAGTGACGAGGTGAAAAAGCTGATGGCGGGTGGTTGGACGCCGGCCGGTGTCGATGGCGAGAAGATTGAAAAGGCCGAAGATACTGGAAAGTCAGTGCTCGACAAGCCGATTGACAAGGAAGCTGTGGAGAAAGCTGCGAAGGAAAAAGTGACGGCTGAGAAGACAGCCAAGAAAGCTGCCGCCGAGGCTGCTGCGGCGGCCAAGAGGGCTGCTGAGGAAAGCGATGAAGATGTGATCCTTCCTGGTGAGGGAGCGGCTCCAGCGGCAACGTCGCCCAAGGAAAAGGCTACCCTAAAGGCTGGAAAGGCCGCGGCTCCGAAGACCGAACCTGCGGCCACCTCGACCGACGCCCAGTTGGAAGCATTGATGCACGAGTGGACTCCTACGTCTTCGGAATAAGTAGCTCCTGAGCGTCAGTTCGTGTATGGTCCGCGCCCTGCCTAACCGCAGGGCGTGACTTTCTTTGTGAGGCTCCCATGGAAAATATTTCAAAAGCCAAACTTCTCGATCTCGCGAAGCAGGCCGTGGTCGACCGTGGTCTGAACTACGGCAAACCAGAGGACAATTTTGTTCGAATTGCCCGTCGTTGGCAGGTGCATTTTCTTAACCGTTACGGTATTTTCATTCAGTTCGATTCCACTGATGTCGCCATTATGTGCGTTGATCTAAAACTGGCACGATTGGATAATAATGCCGACCATCTCGACTCTTGGATCGATGTCGCTGGCTATGCCGCCTGCGGCGCGAATATCAACTGTGCTCCACGCATTACCGAAGACGATCTTAAAATCAGAGTAGGTAATAAGGATGATGAAGTAGACCAAAATGGACAATGGGTTGGCAGAGCGCCGCCGTCGGATAGTGGTCGGGCCTGGCTTAAAGAGGATGGAACTTACAAACCCGAAGACCTTGACGAGCCCGGCGACTGACGTACGTCGATGACTCCCCTTGAATTCCTGACCGCAGTATGGCCCAGCACGGGTATGTACTGCATTGCAACAAAGTCTGGTAAGAATGTCAAGGGTATGAAGCATGATGTCTTCGACATGATTGAAGACGCTGCGGCTTTTGTTGAGACAATCAAGGCCACCAAGGATGTCTGGTTCTGCGTTCATGCCTTGAAAGAAAGGCAAGTCAAGAATCCACATCATCATAAGAATAAAAAGACTGGAGAATTTGAAACTGGGTGGTCAGTGCGCATTCACTTCAACATGCGTGCTGCCAGGGCAGTTTTTTTTGATCTGGATGTAGGTCTGGATAATCTAAAGAAGTATTCATCCATAAGCGATGCAGCGGCGGCGCTTAAGAAATTCGTTGAGGATACCGGTTTGCCACGGCCAATGGTTGTTGGGTCTGGTGGCGGCCTGCATGTTTACTGGCTCCTGGATCGGGAATTGATATCCTCTACCGAGTGGTTGACACAGGCATCGCGCCTGAAATTTCTGGCCCAACGATGTGGCCTTAAGATCGATCCTTCTCGTACAACTGACACTACTAGCTTGCTGCGCGTTGCTGGTACTCTTAATCTGAAAGAAGATTTGAAACGACCTGTAGATGTCAAGATAGTTTCGCCAGTCATCAACACAGACGAATTCATTGCCCAGCTTGCATCTTTGGCTCCTGACATTGCAGCGAAGGTGGAGAAGATTGAAGGGCTTGGGTCCAATATGCAGCCAGCTCAAGGGCTGCCCGATCCAAGCATCAAGGCGCTTCTTGACGTCTGTCCGGCAATGCGCCGTCTGGAGTTTCTTCATGGAGAATACCTATATCCGGAATGGTTCTGGGGTTTGATCGGTAACGTAAAGTTTGTGGAGAATGGACGTGATCTCATCCACCAAATGTCGCAACCCTCGTCGAAGTACACTCACGCCTACACAGAAGTTAAAATTGATGAATGGAAAACTGGACCGGTCAGTTGTGAAAAAGTTGAGGAGATGTGTGGGTCAAGAAATTGTATTGACTGTCCTTTTCGAGAGCAGCACAATCACCCAATCGTCCTTGCGCGAGTCACCGCCGAAGCACCGCCGATTATTATTAAAGAAATCATCGACAACGTAGTCATTGAGCGGATTATTCCAAAGATGCCAGCCCCATACATACGAGGGGAGAAAGGCGGTGTCTACATTCGAATGGAGGATGAGAAAGGAAGAACATATCTCAAACCCATCTATCCCTATGATTTCTTTCCGCTTGACCGCAGCACCAATATGGCGGCAGAGACAGAACAGCAGCTGTGGCGAGTGTGTCTACCTT